AATCGTACCACCACTAATGGCTGGTCCGTCATTATCTCTAGTTGTATTACTATGAGAAAATACCGCTATATTACTAGTTCTATCACTCAATATCCTAACCTCGGTGGAAGGCATGCCAAAACCACATAGAACATATCCAGAAATACCAATACTAAAAGTTTTTGTATTGGGATCGTATAAGAATTTCTTGGCGTCTATCATAATCCAACATCAAAAATTAAATTTGTCTTTCAATAAACTATACAATCGAAACGATTCCTCTCTGTTTAAAGTCGTTCCAAAATCGCCTTCGTTGAATTGAACATAAAGAAACTCATGGAGTGTATCTTCATATTCAGACCAAGAATTATAATAATTAATGGCAAGTACATCAGTAATTTCTATCATAATCAATCCTTATTTTATTTTTATACCTACTGTAAAGTTACCGCAACAGTTAGAAACCTCGATACCTACTATATCGTTCCTGTCGTATGCCTGAAAGTAGTTCCTTGAACCACCAACCAACCAAACACCAGAGATACCAAGGTTGTTATCAGAAGGATACGGAGCAACACCAACCGGAGTGAAACCACCATATCTACCTTCGATGCCGTCTGTCATACCGTCGAAGGTAGAGCTGACGTTGATGAAGAGGTCTTTTCCTGCTTTCTTGATAAAACTCTTGAAGGTGGCTTTTGTAATCTTGCTCATAGTGTAGTGTAGTTTTAGTTCAATTCTCAATCCTTATAATACAATATACGGATAAAAATGTTACAAATCAAGCATTATTAACATCTAAAAAATAAATTTTTTATTGCCTCGATAAATCTACATCTGTTTTTCGTGTTGTCTGTTCCTAAGATTACACTATTTTGTCGCTGTATAATCAACTTGTTTCTCTCTAAATACGACTCATACCTTCTGTTGAACTCTTCGGTGCTTATCTTGAAGTCTTTCATTCTATCTGAAAACTCCTGTCTTTCATCCCTTTGTTCTTTGGTAAAGTGGTCTGGGCAGTCATAATCCTTGTTCTTCACCAAACAGTCAGCCTAAAGGCATACGCCTATTTTACTGTATGGATTTTCCCGAAACTCACTCTTATAACCACAGACGTGTCTTGTCTTATTTTCTTGATCGTATTCAAAACTACTTTTGAAGCGGTCGTGTGGGTTCAAGGTGTCGTGGTGATAGATACAATCTGTACAGTATTTTTTACACATTTTAGTTCTTTTTTTAATAAAATAAAGTTTCTTTCGCCACCCTATCTTCAGCAATCTTATGATAGTTCGGTGAAATCTCAAATCCAACGTAGTTCCTTTTCGTTCTCACACAGGCAACCGCTGTCGTACCACTTCCCATAAAAGGGTCAAGAACAACATCATCTTGGAAAGAAAGCAACTCGATGCACAACTTAGGTAGTTCAACAGGGAAGTTCGCCTTGGTCAGACCTCTTGTCTCTGGCTTGATGTTCCATATACCACCCACACCAAGAATAAAATCTTCTTTTGAAATAGTGTTGATTCCAGGGGTATCTTTCGGTCTCTCTTTTTTCCAAGTTTCCTTATACCCAATCAAGATAACCTCATAGGGGCATTTGATGAAGGGCGCACTAGCGCTCTTCCAAGAACCCCATGCCGTAAGAGATGTAAATGTCGCATCTGACCATAACGCCTGAGAGTTCATTTTCAATCCAACCTCTATGAGGGCGTTATACAGTTGCACTTGAGGGCTTACCCTAAGACCACTTGGAGAACCGTTCAGTGAAATCGACATATCCATCGGTTCTCGGCTTTGCGAAGTGGTGGATTTTCAGCACAAATGTTCAATTGAAAAACTGAACTTGAACCTTGCACTAAAGCACTAAACCCGCCATTTTGCAAAACCGATGTTATGCCTTCGTTGTTCTTTTTCAGCAGGTCTTTCGTCTGCAATTCAAGTGATTTCATTATTGTCACGTCCGATTCAAAACCAAAAAGTCTGCTAATTCCTGTTTCCCTTGTTTGGATTAAGATTTTCATTTTATAATCTTTTCCATAAGATGCCTTTTCTAGTTTCTCAATTGCATCATCAATCGTTTCATATTCTCCTTGTATTTTTACTGGAACTGGCATGCCTTCAAAATGGTCTTTTAAAAATCCGTCTATTCCATTATTTCTCTGAACTGGAAAAGCATTGATGTTTTGCAAAACTGCTAGTTCTTTTTCCGTTTTTTCATTATATTCGTTTGTGCCTTTTTTTAATAAGTTCGATTCAGAAATTACCATTTCTTCTAATCGTGAATTAGCAAGCTCAACAGCATCCTCTGAAATGTCAATCCCTATAAATTGTCTTCTTAAAGATTTTGCCGAAACACAAGTTGTTCCACTTCCACAAAACGGGTCAACAACCAAATCTCCTTCGTCTGTAACGATATTTAAAATTTGATTAAGTAATAAAACTGGTTTTTGAGTTGGATATCCCGTTCTTTCTTTTGCTTTTGGGTTTAAATATGGAATTTCCCAAACGTCTGAAAGAGGAACGCCTTTTTTCTCCTTGCCTAAAATTACATTTCCATTTTCGTCTTTTTTATATACTGATTTACCATTTTCATCTCTCTCTCTGTCTTGTAAAATTTGGTCAAGATTTGTTGTTGCGGAATAGTCCTTATAAAGTATATTGAATTTGAAATCCTGTGTTTTTGAATAAAAGAAAATTACCTGATGAGCATTCAAAAGTCCTTTTTTTGCATTAGACCATCTTTTGTATGACCAAATAATTTCACTTTGGAAGTTCTCTCGCCCAAAAACCTTGTCCATTACAACTCTTATATTATGTGATGCAGTTTTGTCGCAATGAAGAAATACACTTCCTGTATTTTTCAAAACTCTTTTTGATTGCTCTAAAACATTTTCAACAAGTATCAAATACTCTTCAATAGAGTTGTATTTATCATCAAATTCATAAGTTTTAGAATTGTCTTTATTCGTAAGACTATGTTTGCGTTGAGTAAAAAACGGTGGGTCAAAGTAAATCAAGTCAACTTTGTTAGCTTCAATCTCTTTGAGTTTTTCAACACAATTTCCGTGATAGATTTTATTAGGTTCCATTTTACTCACGATTTTTTTCATTATTTCAGATATTTATCGAATCAAACTTATTTTTTGTACCACCAAAAAAAGATGGAGGTTTCGATGCTGGTCCGACATTCTGTTGTCCAGGAACGTTGATAGAGTTCTGTGCAAGAGCCTCAAGGTTATAGAGTTTCATCTTTGACTTATCCACACCGATAACGAACTTCGACGGGTTGTTCATATCGTTATACCTATTCTTTAACTGCTTTATCATTATCTGACCTAGGCCTTTCAACTGTTCTGTTGCTATGATAGCGAACATCAAATCGGCAGTTGCCGCCAATCCGGTACTCTCGGATACATTACTCAAGTCAATTTCGGAGTTATCATAACCACCTCTATTCGTCTGTGTAGCAGAAACAACAGGTAGGTCAAACTCAACTGAAATACCCCTCAACTCTTCGGCAATTGCCTTGATGTAGGAGTAACTATTTCCATCCATTTTCATCCTCATACTCAGCATCAGATTGACGTAATCGACGTAAATAATATCAGGTTGGAACTTCTCTTTCATTTTCAGTTCATCCAAAAGATACCTGAAGTGCCCTGTATGGGCACTTGCGGGTGGATATTCCTTTACGATAAGTCTGCCAATCGTCTTTTTTCTCAAGGCGTTGATGTGACTACCATAATCATTCTTCGCCATATTCCCAATGTTCTTTATATCCACATCGAATAAATTGGCATCAATACGTTTCGCAGTTGCGTACTCGGACATTTCAAGAGTGATGTATAGAACATTCTTACCATCGGATAAGTTGTTGGCAGCCATATGACCCATAACCAACGACTTACCTGTTCCAGTAGAACCAACAATAACACTCAAAGACTTCTTCGGCAACCCACCATCGGTAATGGTATTCAGTAACTCAATATCAAATGGTATTTTTTCCTCTTTTTCCTGATAGTGTTCAAACCTCTTTACACTATCAGCAAAGTAATCGTGCCCCACCCGACTATTGAACGTGATACCTAACGCTTCTGTAAGAACAGATGGTATAGCAGTCTTGGTAAGGTTCTTATGGGACTTTGAGTTCTTGTCTGCCTCCATAATCTGAATACTATCCATAATAGCATTATAGAGTGCCTTATCTTGGCAGAACTTCTCTGTATTGTCGATCAGCCAACTTAATTCCTTTGTATTAACAACATCAACAGATATACTTTTTACTAACGACTTTAACTCCTTAAATGATTTTTCGTTTATATTTACAACCTTGTCTATTTCGACGTTCAATGCCGATACAGAAGGTAAATTACCGTACGAAATTATATAATCTTTTATAACACCGAATATTATTTTTTCTTCTTCTGTGTTGAAGTATTCTGTCTTTAAAAAAGGCAATACCTTCCTAGAAAACTCTTGATGGTGAGTTAAACCACTCAATATTATTGACTCTATACGATCCATTTTATTCTCCTTGTTCTTCTACATAATCATAACACCAAATAGGTGTTTTTTCTCCGACATACGCACCAGAAACATTGTAGTCAAAGTATTCTACCGCATCTTCATAACACATTCTTTCTACTTCACAAAGAATATCTATACAACCAGAAACAGAATACACTAACCTCATTGTTTTCGTATCAACACCTATTATAGCACCATCAAACCCGTCTGCCTTAAGGAACTCTTCGTCTGGAAAGAGTTCCTGTAGATATTCCAAACTCATCATAGAGTATCCTCAGCAGTAATATCATCCCCATAACCAACTGGGATTTCGTCATACTCTGGTGCAGGAGTAGAACCCAACACAGCAGCGTTTTCTCCTGTCTTGAATAAACTACTTTGATCAACAGATACTTTTAATCCTTCTTCGATTGTCTCTATAAATTTTGTGTTCTTGAAGATATTATCCCAGAACTCGTCCGAATCCTCAACATCCTTTCTCCAATACAGTTCGGATTCAGAAATTTCTGGAATGTAATATCTGTTGCCAGATTTCATCAAAAATCCAGTTTCCAAAGCAAGATCGAATAGACCAGAATATTTCTTTATCATACCGCCTTTAGGTATTGTAAGAGGAAAACGAATTCCTTCTTGGATAAATCTACTCTTTTCACACTTAATCATAAAATCAAAACCTTCGACGTTCTTGTCGGTTGCCTTTCTTCTACTCATAATAATAGCGGTATTCGCGGATAGAAGAACACCGGTTCCGCCTGAAATGATAGTCTTTGAATATAATTCCATAGTCTCATAAACGTGATTGACTACAAACAGAGGGACATTCTTCAGATTTACCCTTGGTGTAATCATTCTGAAAAGTGATTTTAGAGCACGAGCACGGGTCATATCTTGTGTTGATTTGCCCTCCTGTGCATCGGTAAGTTCCTTCAGTGACGCCAAGTTTCCTATGCTATCTATCAATATAAAAACTTTATCATCTTTTCCAAACGTATCGACCTGGTTGATGATATCATTTTTCAGATTGTCGATATCGGTAACAGGAGTAATGAATACCCTATCCTGATCAATGCCGAACGAACCAAGATATTCTGGAGTGAATGAGAACTCACTATCATAGAGGAACCCTACTGCATCTTCGTGTGCGTCCATGTATGCCTTAAGACAGACTAGACCAAGATTAGTTTTAAAAGATCTAGACACACCAGCAATAACTGTTAATCCTCTTGTTATTCCACCATCGAAAAACTTTCCAGACAAGGCAAGATTGATAATTGGAATTGGTGTTGATACCGACTCCTTGAGAACATAGATATCAGAGTTTGAAAATATTGACGACTCGTCAATAGAAGAGTTTTTCTTCAGTCTTTTTAAAATTTCGGTAGCACGGGCATTCGTTGTTGGTTGGGCTTTTGCCATTATGTATTTTGTTGTATTCGTTTTTTAGATAAATGCATCCCTTCAATTTTTGGATCTGATGGATTTAATAAATAATTTTTTATACCATCGTTATACCAATGAAAACCATACGATGTTTTCTTTAATTTTTTCGAGTCTTTCCACGCCTCAGTAGTTATCCATCCATCGGGTTGTTCTCCTTCTTTATGTCTATTTGTTTGTTTAGTTATTGGTGATATATAAATATGAGTTCCATAACAGGAGTTTCCTTTTCCTATTTGTAGGATTGAATTGGCTTTACCGATTTTATTCTTTGATTCTATAGTATGTGTTTTACCTTTCCAAATAACTACCAAACTACCAGACAAATATCTTTCGTTATTAACACCTACACAAAAAATATTACCGCCCGAGTCTTTAACTATTACTTTTCCTATGGACGTTCCTGTAATTTCGTTGATTTTCCATCTCTCATCTTCTGAAGAAACTTGCCCAATATATTCACCATTCAAATTTTTAGCGTGAATAAAACCTTTACTAATACCAACAATTTCTCCTGTTAACCACCGTTCATCATCTATAGAAACACAACCCAATTTATTCCCGTTCATGTCTTTTGCTGCTGACGTTCCTATGGTATCGAATTGAGATCCTGCGTTATGTTTGTTATAATAACTTTTATTATTTCTGACGGCAAGTGTTTCGTGGTATTCTTCTTCATTGAGGCCAGATTCTTTTGTGTTATGATAAATTCCGGTTATCATATATTCATAATCCTGCGAATTATATTTCTGGTCTTGCAAGAACTCTTTATCTTTGGATGTGCTAAAATAGGTTATTCCTATTTCTTTTATTGGATGGCATTTAGATGTATGTTTACCGTGGTAGTATTTTCCTAAACGAGTATTGGTGATTAAATAGGTATAATAGTATTTCATTAGTTATCCTGTTATAAATATAGTAGAAGGGACAACCAGTTATCCTGGCTGGAGAGCAACTGTTTCAGCAATTGCTCTTACCTTCTTATTTATAACTTCTTATATTGGTGGAGGTGCCGGTAATTGAAACCGGGTCTTACTAGAAGCAAAATGTAACCCGCACAATCATTCTTATTATTTTGTTCAGTTAATTCCTTAATAAGCAAGGTAGAAATAACCTAGTTCCAGATTTAGTGCTTTAGTGAATTAGAACTATCCACTAATGACGCTCATTAGTTTTTACTGAATCGAGACCTAACGAGCTCTGCCTCTTCATCAGTTGGCACATTCCTAAGGGTTACTTAAGCAGCCATGCGGTACTCGAAAGTATCTGCATTTACATTTGTGTAGGCTTCTTTAACGTCTCCACCATCACCAAAAGACGGATTGAGGTTATATTTTACTCACTAGCAATCGAAAACCTTTCACCCCCCTACTTTCATTTCTGTGTAACTACAATATACACAAAAAAATCGACTTTTCCAAATATTATTTTTCTTCGTCGAGTTTATTTTCGATTTTTTTCCTAAATACTTATAATAAAGAATGCTACTCACGGAACTCGATATTCCCAGTAGCACTAATCATTCAACTGTTAAACTGAACTTATGATCAGCACATCTATTTATACAGAAAAACCATATCACTATACCTACTGGATAACCAACACCAAAGAACAGAAACATTATATTGGCGTTAGAAGTTCGGATATACACCCATCAAAAGATTTAGGTACCAAATACTTCAGTTCCTCAAAAGACGAAGAGTTTATGTCCAACCAAAAAGAACATCCAGAACTATATGCGTATAAGGTTTGTGGTATGTTTTCTACAAGAAAATTGGCATTAGGTGACGAAATATACCAGCATAATACACACGACGTAGCAAGAAACCCAAGGTTCTATAATAAATCCAAACAAACCGATGAGGGATTCGACTCAACCGGATTTAATCATAACGATAACACAAAAGAAATAATTTCTTCAAAGAATAAAATGTGGTATAATAATTTATCAATAGATGATAAGGCGAAAATTTCTATAAAAAGATCTATATCCGCAAAAAATCAACATTTATTAAGGACCAATGAGGAAAATAAATCAATTAATGAAAAGATATCATCATCACAAATTTTGTTTTGGGAAACACTGTCTGTTGAGAAAAGGGAAGAAATTTCTAAACGTATGTCTATATCACAAAAAAATACAGAAATAAATAAATCAGACGAAGAAAAATATATTATATCCAAAAAGATATCAGAAAAATATCAATCAAAAACTTCTGAAGAAAAATTAATTATTTCTAATAAAAAGAGCGACGGATGGAAATTAAAATCCAGTAAAGATCAAAATGTAATAATAGAAAAACGAAGAGTATCACAAATAAACGAGTACTCAAAAAGAACCATAGAATCCAAGAGACAAACATCATTAAAATGCAAAAGAACAAAACTATTTAATCTGTTTTGTTCTTTGCTTAATACTTCTGTTTATTCTGCTAGAAATGTTTTATCGCCGTCATTAGTGGATTCTTCTGTTGCTGTGTTCTCGGATTTACTAATATCCAATAACGCAGTTTTGTACCCCAAAAGTTGCTGATACTCTGTCTTCAGTGAGTCAATCTCAGCGCTATATTTGTTTACTGCTGTAACGATCTGTTCGATTCTTGTGTCTACCTGTTCAATTGTTGCCATTGTTATATTTTTTTGTTGTTAGTTTAATGTTATGCCTTTACCTCTTACTGATATGTTTTCTATCAACGACTCGTCGAAATGTTCTATAATTTTACTTATGGAATCCGTTACGACTATAATAGTTTCCCACTCATACTCACCACACGTTCCGTCTGATAACCCTATTGGATATTTCAAACTGACCTCATATGCTGTTTTTTCTTCTGGTGTTGTTAAATAATCTGGATTGCCAATAATACCACCACATGTGCAATCACTGACACCACATGTACCCACAGAGTAACCACTCACACCACTGATACCATAAGAGTATCCACTCACACCACTTACACCACCGATACCTACAGTGTATCCACTTGCACCACTCGTACCATACGTTACTTCTTCCGTTGACATTTTACTCTCCGTTTTTGTTATTATTATTTTACCAAGTTGCGTATTTTATTTTTTGCCAGACTGTTTTGTTATCCTCACCCAATCCAACAAATCTCCTATCATCAAGTTTATATAGAGAGAAATGCCCTGTTTTTTTATTGCACTCATCCGATAAAACGTTTATAGTGTCTTCGATGTTGTCTTTTGTTATTTCAGTAATAGCCGAAGAGGTTGCCAGCCTAGCGACATCTGTTCCATCATCCTTTATATCGAAAATCCAAGTTGGTCCTGGCATATCTTCATGTACGACTATTCCATTTTCAGTCAATCCATCTTTTATTAGTTCGATGAAAATATCGTTTAAATTCCGAGAGGTTCCTACAGGCACTGTTATATCTTTCATATTATGTTTTTTTTGTTAATCAAATAAACTATATAAATCATTTTTCTTTTCTGTTTCCCAACCAATCGAATCCATAATACTCTTGATTGGCGATAGGAACGACTTTTCAAACTGTGTTTCGTAATCCACATAATCTTCCATACCAAACTCTTTAGGAAGAAGTGATGGAAACGCAATTGTATGAGATTGTACAGGGTTAGGTTTCTTCAGATAGACAAATTTCACCTTTTCGCCTGATTTAATCTTTTCATACTTTGAGTTCAAATCCAACCTATCTATAAGCATATTGTGGTTGTAGGCGGCAGTGACTTGCATAGGCATTCCACTCTTTGGGTTTCCGTTCCTGTCTATCCACTTCTCGATATCACTGATACCTCTTGGAAACGCAACCACGTCAGCACTACTATTTAGGAACTTTTCCTTGAACTCCTTTATATAATCCTGTGTTGTCTTTTCATCGTGGTCAAAGATAATCTTAACACCATTCTTAATCGCCTCACGGCATATCTCTGGTGTAGAAGAACGAACAATCTCCAACCCCTTGATTTTTAGTCTCGGTTCTGCATACTGAACACCCTCGTTGTTATATACGTACATAACATACTTCTTTTTGGCGACCCAGAGCGCCTTGGAACATAACGACTCTCTCTTGATGTTCATTCTTGACTTGTATCCATTTAGATACACGAACAAGTCATCAAAACCCTTGTTCATCATCGGAAGTATTTTTTCCTTTGATATCTTATCCATTATGGCGATAACCTTATCTGTATCACTTTGGTCTTTTACATACTTATCAATGATTGGTCCCATATTAACAAAAACTGAATCGGTATCAATAGCAATAACATAATCCTTTTTGGTATTCAGTATACTATTTAGATAGGCATTAGTATTTTTCTCACATCTCCTAACAGTTGCCTGTCCAGTCATTGTAATAGCGGAAGCAATCCTGATATCATAGTATCTGAAGTGCCTGTTCGCAATAGCACCGAATAGTGAGTTCAGTGCAATTTTTAGAACATACTGTTGAGAGTTGAGTTGTTGTACCTTCTCTTTCTTCTTCTTCACGTCAACCGTTGTTGTCTGAAGTTCTTGTTCTAATCGAAGCATCTCCTGTTTTACATCTCTCCTCTCTGTGTATATCTTTTCGATAATCTCTGGAATAAATCCCTGTTTCTCTTTGGAAAAATATACGCCATTGGCAGTCATAACAACATTATTCTTCAACAAATCGGCATTATTGAAAGTGCCTTCTATGATACCATCAATATAATTTTTATCTTCTAATACCATACTTTCTAATATTCCTATCTCACTCAATATATCGTTATTTGTCATACAACTTACTTCATCAAACATACTTTAGTTCTCCTGTATTATAGAAATTATCAACATCAATACCCTGTAATATAAGAACATTACAGACATTAGGGTTTCTTCTTATGCCGTTTTTAGTGTGTATTTTTTTATCAGATAACCATTTTATCACATCGACTTCAGTCATATTCTTATATCTGTTCAACGTTTCTTTTTTTGCCTTTGATATGTTCGGTCTAGGACCATAAGCACCACCAGAATTTCTATTTTTTGGATAAACGATCTTCATCCCAGTTTTTTTAGTAATCATTTTCTTTGTGCCTAATCTAATAGTCTCTTCATCTGCACCGAAGTATCTTTTACCTTTCATATCTGGTCTACTTACTCCAGTTTTGGCAATTGATATTTTTTCTCTGACATCCAACCTCTTTGATGGATTGTTGTCACCCATTATAAACTCTTGCCTAACATTTTCTTTTATAATAGAATAAATCCTTGCCGATACACACCTCGGTGATGGGGAATTCTTTGGAGTTCCAGTCATAACAAGAGCACCTTTCAACATTTTTCTTGTTCTCATATTATCTTTGCCATACCTACCTAAACATATTCTCCATAGTAAGAAATGTGATAATAAATGTTCTCTATACGTCATTTTTACTATTCTATTATTCTTACCATAAATACTTACAGGAAAAATATGGTGTTTCTCTCCATCAACATCCTTATTTCTTTCCTCACACTTACGTACTAAATTGATATATATTTTTAGATAGTTCATACAGATATTTTATATTGTTATAGTATATCTGTATTTATACAAATAAAAACAATTGAGGTCAAACACCCCTCTTTACAAGTTCATTTTTTAGTTCTGATATTCTCCTTGATATTCTATTTTCATTTACCAAAGTCTCTGGACTCATATTATGTTGTATAATTAACGATGGATATAAACTATCCAAATCGAACGACGCTACCCACTTGTGAAGTCCCAACTGTATATCTTTTACATAACCACCTGAGAAATCCTCGGCGTGTGCCGAAGATGGGTGGTTCGGGACAGCAATCTTCTTCTTGTATAACTCATTGTAAATCTTTACATCCCAATACTTTACAGTACAAAACACGTCTTCGAAGTTAACCTTACCTATGTAAGCGTAATTTGTTGATAGGTCAAAGAACTTCAACTTATCATCAAGTCTTTTTACAAGGTAAACATCTCGTTTGTTGTATTCAGTGAAAAGATTCCAATCGTTTTTGTACAGGTTCAATAGGCTTTCAAACTCGGAGTAGTCTGTTTTCTTCTCACCAAGTTCAGCATAAGCGATACTATTCAATGAATATGACTCCCTTGGTGTCATACAGAACTTCTTGTATAGGCGCATATAATCTAATACGGTAACACCTGGAATCCTAATAGATCTATCACCCTTTCTATTCGTATATATCTCGGCTGCAAACTTCCAAGGGGAAAGTAGGTTAGTCCATTCTTTATGTCCCAATGCAATAGTTCTATTGACGATATACGGAATATCAAATCCATCTATGTTCCAACCGGAAAGAATATCTGGTTTCTCATTCTGAACGAACTTGAAGAAATCGTGCATCATCAACGATTCATCAGAAAACTCTCTGTATTCCCAATCTATGTCAAGTTTTCCGGTATATTTACCCAATCCCCAAGTTACGTACCCTATAGAATCTTCCCAAGCAGTAATAGCATTTATTTTCTGAAAAGGATTATCCCATACATCGGGGAAACCACCTTCCGTTTCAATTTCAATATCAATTATCATCTTCCTTATGAGCTCCTTCTTATAGACAACATCACCAGGAATTACTGAATTGATGAATGCGAATCTCTGATCCTGTGTAGAAGTTAATCCACATACATTATCGTTGCCCTTGGCATACTCGACCATTTCAGATATTGATTTCATCTTGACTGGTCGAACTGAAGTACCGTGAATGGTTTTCCAACCATCAGATTGTTCTTCCGTTGAAGGAAGAAATATTGTGGGTTCGTAGTTTATTTTTTTAGATATCAGTTCATTAGTGATATTATCGTATCCCCTAGCGTATATAGATCCATTTCTTACCTCTATATTAGTATAGAAAAAAGCCATTATTTATTGTTTTTAATTTTTTGTTATTCTTATAATATAACAAAATAAATGACAAAACAAAAGGAAAACTTTCATTTCCCCATTGTTTAGATACGAGCCGTTATTTAGACTCATTAAGCAGAACTGGTGTCCGTTTATCACCTCCAGTGTCGGACGCCTCGTTGGTTTTATTGTTGATTGTTATTGTCTTTTTTTGTTAATTATGACGGTATTAGAATGAGTTCCAGTGATCCTCATCCTCTGGTGCCTTGAATTTTCCTATGGTGTATTTAGGAATCAATTCCCAATCGCCCTTGTTAGCGAAGGAAATTATTTTTACTTGGTTCATCGGCAACTGATCTACAATCTGTTCTGGTCTTACTACATTAATCAGTTTCCAATCAGACAGAAGGCGGACTATTGTGTTCCTACGCCTAATATCTGTATCATCAATGTTTGTTGGTTTATTGTCCAACTTAAATAGTTCTTTAAAGTGAACTATATAAAACTTACCCCTCTTGTGTAGAATATGGCACGACTGAAAAAGAGCATTCTTATGTTTTGATGCTACTCCAATACGTGTTAGGGTCTCCTTAACCTTCAAGAAATTATCAGTTAAAACTAATTCAATTTCAACAAGGTTTTCTACTATTTGATCGTTCTCATTTTGTTCCGCCTTCATTGTACATACTTTTAATTACTTCCACCTGTTTTACTGATAACAACTTAGATGCTTCTTTCGCCTTATTGTACGAATACTTATAATGCTTTTGAATCAAATCTATTGTATCTGAGTTTTCAAGTCTGTCCCACTTAGAGAATCTTTTTCTTGGTCTTATAGCATTTAAAAGATATGTGAAGTGCATTCTGTTATCCACATTTCTGATATTCATCTCATTGACGAAGAGAATGGTATCATTAAAATAGGATAAGGATTTATTTATGATGAATTGCGTGTAGTCTTTTTCAATTATCGCATCATTAACAGTCCCTCTCATTATATCTTTCTTGCTATATGAAATAGCATTTACAAAATCAAATGGGTTCATAATATAATATAGGTATTTATAAAAATATATTTTACACTTCTTACACAACTATAATATATCATAGAAATTTTATATCGGCCATCATCTCTGTTAATAACGCCATCGTGTTTATCTCCATATCCTTAACGAAAGCGGATTTATATGAATAGTCAGCCAACATAACAACCAATTGTGGTATGGAACCCTTATCTATTATATCATACATATTATCATATATCTTTCGACATAAAATATTAAAATTTATATCAGATGATACGACCCATTTTCTGGTATCCTTAAAGTTTTTCGCCTTCAATAAAGCAATCAAATTCTTTATATCGGCATCAGACGATAAACTCAATATACCAGCGTCAATCTTTCCAGACATCCCATATCCTTGTAACTCATTGAGTACCCTTCTCCAATCTGGAAAGTGCATCATAATAAACTCAGCAAGAACCTTAACATCATACGTTATACCCTCGGTATCCAATATCATCTTCACTCTCTTCAAGAACTGTTGCGCCAGTTTTGCAGACTCTGACCTACTAATCTTGAAGTCTATGTTGGTACACCTTGAGTGTAACGGTTCGATTATCTTTTCTGGGAAGTTACACGTCAAAATAAAACCACAATTCTTGCTATACTCTTCCATAAAGTTACGTAGAGAAGGCATCGTAGATTGTGCATTCAAATAATCTGCTTCGTCAAGAATTACTGTCTTTCTGCCACCACCAAAACTCGTTGTGGTGGCAAAGTTCAATATCTCTTCCCGAAGCGTTCCGATGTTGCCATTCATTGATCCGTTAATGACTATATAATCACTACCCAACTCTTCCAATATAGCCTTAGCAATAGTAGTCTTACCAACACCTGCACCACCAGACAGAATTAGATTAGGTACATTTCCCGCTTTTATAAACGACTCAAATTGTAATCTAATCCTCTCCGGTAATATAACGTCTTTTACTAACTTTGGTCTATATTTTTCTACCCACAAGAACTCTTCCATCATTTTATAATATATTTACAGATTACGCTTCGGTTGCGATCCAGTACTTAACAACACCAGAAGAAAAACTTACGATGTTCACGTTCTTGAGTTTCCCCACAACAATCTCATAGTTTCCTGGGATATACTTCAGGTTATCATTACTCAGAACAACCGTATAAGGAGAACCTTTCTTTACCGGTTGTGTTACCGTAAATACGTTAGAACTCTTATTCTTGACGTTAGTTGTCTTAATTGTTCTCGTCTTATCATTACGGTCAATAACGAAATCCGGAACTGATAGATGTGAGGCAGCCTTCCCAAGTTTAGATAGTGTTTCCTGATCGAGAGTGAACTTATCTACTTCTTCATCAATCTCAAGAGACTTGGATGGCGGAGCAACAATAAGTGAAGCGTTAGCATAATAATACCTAATATTATTAGACGATGCCTTTGCAGTAATATCAACATACTGTTCGTTGAAGTTAAGTTCTGGTTCATCAAATAATGATAGAGCAGAAAGGAACCTTGGTAGTTCGTAGATAGCACACTCAATCGGGAAATCCTCAACAACAGAAGCCTCTGCAAAAATGTTTTTCTGTTGTGAGATTGTTCTAATAACATTACCCGGTTTGAATAGAATCGACTGATTGATTGTTGAGAAGTTTTTTAGAACATCAATCGTTGCTGGTGATAGTTTCATTGTATAGTTTATTTTATTGATTATTTCTTACTGAAGATAATATAATAACTTTTTGTTGTTACCCAAATCATTTCTTGTATAAGTTTGCCTGTACGTTCTTAACGTGTTCTGGAGATATTCCACTCGGATTCATGTCCTGTCCAAGTTGTGCGTGGTGAACAAGACTACCTCCAAAGGTAAATGTTCCTGTATGACCTAACTCCATCCAAGGGCAAATCCAGATATGTAACCCAATCTTTCTTGACCACTGACAGAACATATAATCCTCACTCAAGTAACGGTTACTTTCTGGATCAATCAAACAATCGAAAATAGCGTAGATAGGTCTTGAACCATCAAAGTTGGCAGTTCTTGTGTGGTCTGGTGTGTATTTCTGTTTTGGGTATTTCTTCCTGAACGTCTCAATAGCCTCCTTGGTAATACACATAAAACCAGTTCCGGTTTCCATTACCTCAAGTGGTTCGTTGAGTTTGAACGACGCCTCACCAGAATCTGTTGGGTTGAACGCGAAGTCACCAACGAATTTGGATAACGACATAGGATTGGTGTCAGCAATACCAGACTTTGCAGCATCCATTACCTTTTCCCAGGCAATTGCTTTCTTTGGATATGGAGCTCCTATGATATCATATTTCGGTTTTCCCTTTTCCTGAACACCACACAATGATAGTAACGCCAAAGCATCTCTAGCATCGAAACTGATATCGGCATCAATGAACAACAAATGAGTGCTATCTGAACGATAGAACTCATCAGTAAGATAGTTTCTTGCTCTCTGAATAAGCGACTCGTTATGAATGTATTTGAATGTGATCGGGACACCAATCTTCATACAAATCATAGCAAGGTCGAGGCACGATTTTGTATATGAACCCAAACACTGACCACCATACATTGGTGTTGCCACCATAAGTTTCTTTCCTGTAAGACGTTGTGTTAGTAGTTCAATATACTCCTTTTGTTTTGCAGCGGCATCTTCTTGTTGTTGTGGTGTTGGTGTATTTGGATCGAACACATCAAACTGTTTTTCTTCACTCATTTTTTCCTTTATGTTTTATGTTTTCTACAAAGGTATAATATAACAACTTTTATTTCATTTCCAAATTTCCCACCACTTATATTCTGGTTCTGGTTGTTGTTCGGGTTCCTTTGGGATACCATGCGCATAGGATAGTGTTTCTTCCGCATACAGTTTGGAGTTCTCTCTGATAGGCAATTTTAACTGACACCCACGCGATTTTATTCCTCCTACATACAGGTCTGCAATCAACCTATCTTTTATCTTCTGATAAAGTTCCTCAAATTCTACTTCATTCATTGGTTATATATTATTATATTTGTTTGTGTCTTGTGCTAGAACTTCTTCGTAAGATATTTTTGGATAGGATACAAACGATGTTTTATTGAAACCGCACCTTGGGCAACTGTAACCATATTGAGGTGGATGGGTCGATAACACGTTATTGATCCTATCTAACGGGAAACCACAACCAATCATCTCGCAGTATATCATAGACATATACGTTTTTACCTCTACCATTCTTACTTTATCTTCAATCATTTTTTCCTTTATGTTTTATGTTTTCTGTAAAGGTATAATATACAACATTTTCTATTCATATCCAAATTTTTCCTAAATACTTATAATAAAGAATGCCGGTCGCGGAGTCTCACCTCCCACCAGCACTAGACATCGAACAATAATCAATAACGACCATTATGTCCAGCACATCTATTTATACCGGAATATACCTAATAACATCCCCTTCAGGAAAACACTACATCGGTCAATCCACTGATATTGATAAAAGACACAAACAATACAAAAATTTGTATTGTAAGGGACAACCAAAATTATACAACTCTCTAAAGAAACACGCGCCCGATAACCATACATTCAAAATACTACATCATTGTCTAGAAGAAGAACTTAACCTTTGGGAACGACATTACCAAGAAGAATATGACGTTATCGGAACAAAAGGACTGAACTGTTTTTTAACAAAGACTGATGATAAAATCAGCGGTATCTCCGACGAAACTCGAAAGAAAATGAGTGATTCTGCTAAAAATAAACCGCCTGTTACGGACGAGACACGAAAGAAAATGAGTGATGCCGCTAAAAATATGACGGACGATACTCGAAAGAAAATGAGTGATGCTCATATCGGTAAAAATATATCAGACGATACTCGAAAGAAAATGAGTGATGCCGCTAAAAATATGACGGACGAGACACGAAAGAAAATAAGTGCCTCACGACTTGGAAAGAAAAGAGGCAAATATAAACCTAAACTCTAATATAACACCACATAAATCACGAACAGGACCTAAGACTTCGATTTAATCAAAAATGCGTTTGAGATGGCTTTCCATGACTTCTCTCGCTTGATTGTTTTGAATACAATACCTTCCCTATTGGTATCCTTATTAAGTTGCGATTTACCATCTGCCATAAGAATAATACCTTCCATAGACATATTCTCAATAATCCCCGCTGATGTAATAATAGGCACCTGTTCCAATCCTAAGTTTTTACATAGAAGGTGTAGTTCGTCAAAATCAATGTATTCCTGTTTGTCAATATCGAAACCATTGAACACGTAGATATCCTGACCCTTTAGTTTGTAAGGATTGCCCTGAATCCCGGAACCTATCGTCTCACCTTGAATAGCGATATTCCTACCCATTTTAGCCAACTTTTCCTCTACGTTATGCCTCTTTGCGATATTCCATAGGGTGTTTCCTTCGGTATCTTTTAGGTCAAGGTTTCTTGAACAAACACCGAATACACCTTCGTTGTAATAGAATGTCGTAGAGGTTCCATCAAGTTTCTCTGTGATAATGTATTGCAGTTTTTTCAGTTCCTCAAACCCATCTGAGAGGTTCTGAATACGTTCTTCATCAGTTTTCTTGATGAACGACGGGAACATACCTTTTACAACACCTGATAGGCAGGCAGGGATAGGCGCCTCATATTTTATGATACCAAGGATTTCGGTTACATCATCACCTTCTTTAACTTCAGCTATACCGATGCCTAAATCCAACCAAGAAATATATCTATCCTCAAAGTTTCCACTATAAATAGGCAACAATAACCCCTGTGATACAACACCACGCAGTTTTTTGCTACGTAGTCGTTCACCTCT